CCTGTTCCACGATCTCTGCGGTACGCTTTGCCTTCTCTTCGCCCTCGAGTTTGGTAACCCCGGCGGCGATTTTGGACATCCCGACTTTGTTGATGATGGTCTCCAAGCCGACTTGGAAGATGTATTGATAGATATCCATATCGACGATCTTAGAGGCATCAACCTCGACTTCGCCAACGCCACCCTTCAGCTTTACCTTCAGGGTCACACTGGCTTCGCTTGCAACTGCGTCAGTCATTGCTATAGTCCTTTCATCTAACGCCTTGTGCTTGAGATTGCACTTCCACTGTCGCTCATCTCCGGGGAGCACCGAGCCGTGGACTCTGGCCTTCTCAATGCCTTAAGGCCGGTGAGGGATCACTCCCTGCCGGCCGTAAGGGTCGATGTTAGTGGGGCTTATTTGTTATAAAGCAACGTCACTGCGAACTCGATTGAAGTAGCATTGTCATATTCAAGTAGTGCTCCAGTCAGTTCCTTGCAGATGTCTTCGTAACTCCAAGGATATTTGCTTGAATAGCCCTGTGTCTTGCCGTCTGGGAAGTGTATCTTAGTGGTTATGCTGTATACGCAAGGCATGAGTGATGTTGGCATTACTGGGCCTCCCGTTGGGCCAATGTCTCCCAGAACTCATGCCCCTCTGGCGAGCGGGACCAGATGAAAGCACAATGGAGTTCAAGCACCTCGGCCTTGCTTGTGAGCAAATGCGCTGTCATCCTTGAGCCACGCTCCGCGTTGATATTGGTAATGATCCGGACGTAGTATTCAGGGTAGACCCGTTTGAGGCGTTCGCCAACTGTCTCAGCAGGCGGAATGGGGCCTACAGTGCTTGGGATGCCATCGCGAAACTCAGACTCAAGCTCACTAGGCGTTGTGTTAGCAGCGGGTAGAGGCGTAGCAGCATTAGCTTTATCATTCATCTTATCCCTCCCTTTGTTAACGACAGCGCATCGGGTGATCTTGCCAGCGATCGATGTTATCCATCCATGGCAATAGTGGCCCTGTGTAAGCCGTACACATGACACACAGTGTGCCCCAACCATCCTTGCGCAGATGGACATACTCCCGCGCTTCACGATCACGTAGCCCCTCAGTTTCCCCTTCGATAGTGGTCTCAGGCTTGCGGCCGCTGGCATGGCTCTTCAGGGTAATCATTGGCATGTCCCTTTGTTAACCTTCTTGGCATAGGCTATCAACTCATCATCATCATTCAGGAAATCCTCTGGCCCACTGGGCTCTGGCAGGCTCCTGAGCTTCAGATTACGCTTGGCCTTGCGCACAATAACAGGGCCATGTTTGTCGTGCTTCAACAAAAGCTCGGCCGCAGTGGTGATATCCTTGGCCGTAGCAGTGCTGGGCTTAACCCCATGTTGGCGAAGCTCATCCTTCACCATCCCCTTAGCAATCCGCATTGCCTCAAGTCTTGTCGATGTGTTCATCACCAAGCCTCCCGCAACTCATGCTTCGCGGCCTTCTTGGCTTCGCTGTACTCCGTAGGGGGGCCTTGATTGTCCCATGCAAGGCAAGCGCTGTTGGACCCATCATCATGACCCCTAATATGCTCGAAGCTTGTGGCATTCTGCAACTGCCAAAGGCCATTGGCCACACAGATCACCCTTTGTGTACCGTCTTTGCTTATCTCTGGTCTGTTCTTCATAGGCATGATCTCCTTCAAGCTGTGAACGTGGGTTGGCGTACTTGATCCTTGGCGTAGCTCGGAAGCATCGGCACCAGTTGATAGCTGGTTCGTTGCGTAGCCTTGGCCCAGTAATGTGCATCCTCAGCCGTAAGAAACGGCCCAAAGTACTCATGAGAATCGAGTGTTATGAGATATATCATTGCCATCTCCCTATGCTTGGCCCTTCCATTCTGAACCCCGAATGCGGCCGAATTGTGGCGACGAAGTCACATTTTCGTGAGGCCCATAGGCGTAGCTCATTCCAACTCTCCATCCCCATACACCTTCCCATCGCGAAGCAAGGCCATTGCCTCTGCACTAAGCTTTAGCTTCTGTGCTTGTCTATACCCTCTGGCCCTCTTCCCTGCCTCATTACTGCGTAGCCTGCGGCAATGGGACTTGTGAAACGCCTGCTCCCCCTTCCCCGTCATCAACACCCAACACGTCCCGTTGTGCGATGTCCCAACAACAGGCCCAACCACAGCCCTCCGCCCTCGAACCTGAGCCCTTGCTAAACACCCGATGTCACACTCTTCCTGCATCTTGCCGGTCTCCTATCACCCTGCATCGCTCCGCAGGGGTCCTTTGATTCTACCCTAGAGTATACCACACTTCCCGCCGGTTGTCAACAGGTCCGTAACCCTAGTTAGTCCCTGATTAGCACCTAGTATCCCCCTCATTACCAGCTTGGTTCACAGTACCCGCCACAGGTATGGGTGGGGGTGGGTACTTAGAGAGAGAGAGAGAGAACTTAGGGAGGAGGAGGATAGTCCCCCCTATCCAGAGGGACGGTGAGGGAGGTGGACTAAGCCGGGTATCAGGATCTAATCAGGGACTAATCAGGGACTAATCAGAGCCTAATGGTTGTAACATTTCGTGATCCCCCAGCCGCATTGCCGCCGCAATCGCGATGCATGATGCCCAAGTCGCCAACACGGCGTCGATGCAACCTACGGAGTCATGCCAATGACCATCCTCCCGAACCTTGCCCAAGAGAACGAAGCCCTGAAGCAGAAGCTCGCCGACATGCAGGCCTTGCTTGCAGCCGCTTCGAAGCCAAAGGCCTTGACCCTGAAAGTCTCCGAGAAAGGCGCAATCTCTGTCTACGGCCTTGGGCGCTTCCCGATCACGCTCTATCGCGGCCAGATGATCCGGCTACTCGATCACGCAACTGTGATCCAAGACTTCATGACGGCCAACTCCGCCCTCCTCGCCACCAAGGACTAGCCCCGATGCGCACCCGCTCACGCTATCGCCGCTTCCTGAAACGTCGATACTACCTCACCTATCACGTGCTTGGCTGGGAGCTAACCCGCCGCCTTGGCCCAGTTCGATGGCAACACATCACCACTAGCTAAGGCATCTGGTACACCAAGGAGGCCTCGTCCCGAAGGGGGCGGGGCCAAAATTTTGTCTCTGCGTGGGGCCGCAGTCTTGCTGGCGGCTCAAAATATAATATTTCGGTTTTCGGTTGCGCACCACCTATAAAATAATTGCAAAAAGGACTTGACACGACTACCAAAAACGTGGCATACTGTCTCAGGGTAGGGCGAATTTTGTCCGGGAACTGGAGTCATGCAACCGACGGAGACGATTAGCTTTAAGGCCCTTTTGCATTGTGGGGCGTATGCACTGGTGCGGAGGGGAGAGGTTGTTTATGTGGGAAAGTCGAAGAAGCTTTGGATTCGGCTGTATGCGCATTGTAATGCAAGGGGGAAGATGTTGCCCCTTCCGGTGGGATACAACACACAGAAGAGGGGGATTAGCTTTGATGATATCTGGGTCTGGCCTTGCATGTTAGGACAGCTGGATACATTGGAGGTGCATCTCATCAGAAAGTACGTGCCGAAGTATAATGTGAAGGATAAGCCTAATCCGGTGATACCGATCCCCGAGGACATTAGGGCGATCCTGAAGCAGATGATAACGATCACAGGCCTGCCTCCCTTGGAAGACAGGCCTAAGGTTTACATACGGAGACTGTTGTGACCCAACCGACCCTTCATCGCGGTAAGCTGGCCAAGACCCCCCGCGTAGTGGGGGTCCGACCGCTGACGCGTGAGGATATGTTGGTCCTACAAGACAAGCGCCCGCCTCAGAACCGGCCCAAGGCGATGCGGGAGACCCATCATCGCCTTGCACGGATGGTCGCGGCTGGCATGCGTGTGGATGAGATCCTGCACCTCACTGGCTTCAGCTATACTCGGTACCACACCCTGAAGCAGGACCCTGCCTTCATGGAACTGGTCACCCAATACCGGGGCAAGGTTGATGAAGCCTGGGAACGAAGTCTCGACGAAGTCTATGAAGTCGAGACTTCGAATCATCGACGAATGGTTCACATGGTCGCCGATCACCTTGATGAGGCCGAAGAGACTAACGTGAAGATCCCCTTGAAGGAACTCTTCATCGGCATCGCCGATCGGGCCGATCGCTTCGGCTACTCGAAGAAGGTCATCAACCGGAACGAGAACCTGGACTTCGCGAAGATGATGGAAGCAGCTATCGCCCGTTCTGGGCGCTCGAACGTCATCGACGCGAAGCAACAGTTCGGCTATCGCAATGGGGCGGCAGGTGCGACGCCTGCTAACCAAGGAGCGACCTTGGGGAATGCAGAGGCCCCAGGCGATAGCCGAAACCCAATCTCCGCCAGTCGGCTGGTGACCAGCGGGGATGATGGAGGGACAGATGGCTGACGAGGTTCCCGGCATGGCTCCTTCGGCGCTGTCTGTCCCTTCTATCATAGAAGGCTCCGCCCAAGATCAGCAACTGGTTGCTTGGCTAGCCTCCGTCCGCGATGACCCTTTAGCCTTCGTCCTTGGCGCCTTTCCTTGGGGCGCTCCAGGGACGGTTCTTGAAAAGCATCAGGGTCCAATGGAATGGCAATGCGAGGTTCTAGAGTATCTTCGCAATGGCCTCCTAACCCCTCAGGAAGCCATGCTCCGTGCCACTGCCTCAGGTCACGGCATAGGCAAATCCGCTCTGGTCTCCATGATCATCCTCTGGGGCATGATGTCCTTTCCCGACACCAAAGGTGTCATAACCGCCAACACCGAAATCCAACTCAAGACCAAAACCTGGGCCGAACTCGGGCGTTGGTTTAATCTTTGCTGGTTCGCCAAAACCCACTTCCAACTCAACGCCACTTCCCTCATCTCCAAAGACCCGGAACGAGAACGCACTTGGCGGATCGATATGATCCCCTGGTCCAAAACCAACCCCCAAGCCTTCGCCGGGCTCCACAATGGCGGCAAGCGCCAGTTCATGATCTTCGACGAGGCCTCGGAAATCGAAGACATCATCTGGGAAACCGCCGAAGGCTTCCTCACCGACCTCGACGCCCAACGCTTCTGGCTTGCCTTTGGCAATCCCACCAAAAACACAGGCCGGTTCCGTGAGTGCTTCGAAGGTGGTGCCCATCATGAAATGTGGGTATCCAAAAGCATCGACGCCCGTACCGTGCCGATCACCGATCGCGTGTATCAAAACCGCCTGATCAAAGGCTATGGCGACGACTCCGATTACGTCCGCATCCGCATCCTAGGCCAATTCCCACGCCAGGGCCTGATGGAATTCTTCCTCGTCTCCGACATCGATGGCGCGATGTCCCCCAGCCGCGAGGTCTTCGTCGATGCCTCCACACCTCTGGCTCTCGGGGTTGACGTCGCCCGGTATGGGGCCAACAACAGCGTTATCTTCCCTCGTAAGGGACGAGATGCTAGGTCCATTACTCGGAAGGTCTTCAATGGCATCAGCACCGTTGAACTCGCCAACAATGTCTTCGACTGCTGGACCCAATGGCACCCCGATGGGATCTTCATTGACGGAGGCGGCGTCGGGGGCGGTGTCGTAGACAACTGTCGGGCCAGGCACTTGTTTGTTAGTGAGGTCCAATTCGGAGCTAAAGATGACATCACAGGAATCGTCTTCGATAACGCCGGGGAGCAGTACGCCAACAAACGTGCGGCTATGTACGGTGCTCTTCGCTCATGGACCCGCACCGGGCTCCTACCAGTGGATAGTGATCTCCGAACCGCGATGCTTGCCATCCGCTACACCCACGACAAGCAAGGCAAGATCCTCCTCACCCCGAAGGAAGACATTCTGGCAGATAATCCAGGTCTTGTTCTGGACGATCTGGACGCACTAGCCCTTACCTTCGGCGGCCCTCTTGCCCCTCATGCCCATGCCGGCGGCGAGCATCTCCGTCCCGTCCTTCATGAGACCGAATACAACCCCTACGCTCCAGAATACATGGACGCAGCATGACCCCAGACCAGCCACAGCAAACAGCCCTCCCGCAACTCCCCAACGCTCCACCACCGCCACCAGTGTTTGGTCAGGCCCCACTCGGGAAGAAGCCCGGCCAGAAGTCCACCACACCCTCTTTCCTTGGAGCCCAGATGCTCCCCGCCAAAGGCTCCTCGGCCCCAGCAGCCCTCACCGGAGTGAAGTGAAATGTGGGAATATTGCTACATACAAAATGACCTGGGCCAAACTGTAGGCGGTGCTTTAGACGAGATGAACCGTCTTGGCGCTGAAGGCTGGGAGGCCTGGCATTGGTCAGGAGCCTACGTCTGGTTCAAACGGAGGCGTAATTGATGCCCGTCGCCCCTACGCTCCCCCCAGAGATGATGGCCCATACCGGCCAGTCCGCACCAGCTTCGCCGGTCAACTTCCTCATGGCCGCGGCTGATATGTCCAAGTCCGGCGCTTTGCCCGATGCCGCCAAGGGCCGTTTCATCCCCGCTGCAGGCGGAGTCAAGGCATTGCAAACTGGCGTAGCCCGAGGCCGTCGGGCCAAACTCCAGGTCCTGAAATGAACGCCATCCAGCAACCCAACCGAGCGCCAATCGACGCCTGGGCCATGCCCCACTCCAGAGGAAAGGCAAACCAGCGGCCGGCATTCACTTCGGCCCAGTCATCCCTATCAGGCCCGATAAGCCACACCAAAGCGTCAACAGCGCAAGTCAACTGTAGACATCGCCGTCCGCATCCTTGGCAGGGAGATCACCAACAACGGCCCATTTGGCTGTGGTGTCTCCCTGCAACCAAAAGGGAGCTTCGCGAATGAACGCCCTCGTTGACTGGCGCCAGTTCTCCCGTAACACCGACTTCGCCTCGGAACAAGACCAACGCCTTCGATCCTTCCAACAAGGCCGTCTCCTCGGCCTGCGCAACAACCGCTACTCATGGTGGACCCACTGCCGCGAACTTGCCGACTACATCCTCCCCCGCCGCTACAAATGGCTCATCACCCCGAACCAGATGAACCGCGGCTCCCCCATAAACCAACACATTCTCGACTCGACAGGCACCCTCGCAGCCCGCAACCTCGCTGCCGGAATGTTCTCCGGAACCTGCTCCCCCACCCGTAAATGGGTAGGCCTCCACGCCGGTCACATCGACTCCACTCAAACCTCCCCTACCTCCCTTTGGCTCGCCGAATGCGAGCGCCTCATGTACCTCATCTTCGCCGAATCCAACTTCTACACCGCGATGGCGATCTTCATGTTCGACCTCGTGGTCTTCGGCACCGCGGTCCTCCTGATCTACGAAGACTTCGACAACGTCATCAACTGCAT